CCTCAATCATTTCAGGCACAGGTCTAAGCGCACCAACCTTCTAATCGAAGGCAAGCACTAAATTGTGCAGGGCGAGTGGCCCACCCCCCGAGTCACTCGCTCTGCACTTCTAAACAGGGGGAAACAAATGAAGACAGGACACAAAGTAACAATCGGTTCATGCGATCCAGGATCCGTAAATGGATCCTTTGCATACAGATTGATCCAACTTGCGCAAGCAAGAAGCGACAGACTCGGGCCGTTTGTGAGAATTAAAGGTTCCGGACTTTTATCAAAGCAACGCAACCGCATGGTGAAACAATTTCTGGATAACACAAAGAGCGACTGGCTTCTTATGTTGGACTCGGATGAGCAGCTCACCACTCAAGCATTCGACGCCTTAATCGACACAGCCCATGACAAAGACCGCCCGATTGTCGCAGGCCTTGTCTTTGCAGGATTTGGAGTACCAGGCAAGCCTTACCCAAAGCCAGTCCCGGCGATATTTCAGGACTCAGATAAGGGCTTCCTTCCGCTTTACAAATACGACAAGAATTCAGTCTTTGAAATTGACGCAGCTGGAACCGGATGCCTGATGGTTCACCGAAGCGTTCTAGAGAAGATGCGCGAAGTCGCAGATCCAAACCAGGGAACCGATTGGTGCTGGTTTTGGGATGGGCCAGTAAACGGCGACTGGATCGGGGAAGATTTATTATTCTGCCGAAGGGCAAAGGCGCTCGGATTTACGATCCACGTCAACACCGCCGCCGTTCTGCCGCACCAGAAGAGCTTCTGGATGGAAGAGATACATAATGATATTTGGCAAGATTAAGAAGATCCGGCGCAAGCCGGCAAAGGAAACAGCAACCGCCGATCCCAAACTAGAACGCGCAATGCTGCCGAAACCGGAAAGAAGGACGAAGCGTGGCCCTAACTAATGCCTATTGCACCCTGGCCGAATTGAAGGCCTCGCTTGCGATCACAGATGCCGTAGACGACACCCCACTCGAAGCAGCGATCCAGGCAACGAGCAGGATGATCGACGACTACACAGGGCGCTTCTTTTACCGCAACGGAACCACGCAATCACCAGTGGCCCGTTATTACACCCCACTCGATCCCTGGACGATGAACATGGACGATAACGTTTCGATCACCGAAGTCGCCACAGACGATAACTTCAACCAGACATGGGATACCGTCTGGGGAACCAGCGACTTCATGCTTGAGCCAGTAAACAACCCACAGCGCGGATGGCCAGTCAACCGCATCCTTGCAATCGGCCGATACGTTTGGCCTTATTATTTGCCACAGGCATGCCGAATCACCGGCGTCTGGGGATGGAACGCAGTACCAGCAGAGATCAACATGGCAACCTTGATCCAAGCAGCTCGATTATTCACACGCCGCCAGTCGCCATTCGGAATCGCAGGAAGCCCGGACTTAGGCACAGTGCGCCTCACAGCCAAACTAGACGCAGACGTTGAAGCCTTGCTTCGACCATTCCGCAAGAACAATGGGCTGGCTAAATAATGCCGATGCAACCAAGCCAGGTGCGAGATGCACTCAAGACCAGACTTCAAACCATCTCAGGGCTTCGCGTTTACGAAGTAATTCCGGAACCAGTGACACCACCATGCGCAATCGTGGGTCAGCTCGATTTCACATTCGACATCGATAACGCCCGGGGATTAGACCAAGCAAACGTCGACATTTATGTGATCGTCCAGCGCTTCTCAGAGCGAGCAGGCCAGGACAAGCTCGATGGATACCTTGCAGGCACAGGAGCAACATCTATCAAAGCAGCAATAGAGGGAGATAGAACGCTAGGCGGAACATGCCAGACATTGCGAGTGATCGGCGCAGAGTCCGGAACATACGATTCGCAATCGAACACATTTCTCTCGTACCGATACCGCCTAACCATCTGGGGATAAGGAGCACCACATGACATACACAGTAACCTCAAAGCGAGAAGTCTGCGGCAAGACCACAGGCGACACAATCACCGCAAAAGAATTGCAAGATGCAGGAGTCAGCGCAGAAACTCTGATCGCCGGCAACCACATCAAAGCAAGTAACACAGCACCACAAATCCCATCCATCAAAACAGAAACAGAAGAAGGAGCGACAAAATAATGCCTCGCATAGTTCTCACTAACGCATTTATCTCCGTCGGCGGAGTGGATCTGAGCGATTTGGTCGCATCAGTAACACTCTCGGAAACATTCGACGTCGTCGAAACCACCGCATTCTCATCAACAGCCGCGAAGACACGTGTGGCTGGATTAGAAGATAATTCAATCACCCTGGAATTTCACCAGGACTACGCAACCAGCGAAGTGGAGCAGACAATCTATCCACTTCTCGGAACACCAGCAGCAGTGATCGTCAAGCCAAACGGCTCCGCCACTGGCGCATTCAATCCAAGTTATACCTGCTCTGCTATTATTTCAGAGTGGACTCCGATCAACGGATCCGTCGGTGAATTGGCAACAGCAAGTGTGACTTGGCCAGTAACCGGAGCAATCACAAAGGCGGTCGTATAATGCCAAGACTTGTACTAACAAACGCATCCGTTGTATTTGGAAGCACCGATCTCTCGGATTATATTTCGAGCATCTCTCTAAATTCAACATTTGATATCGTAGAAACCACTGCATTCGGAAACACCGCAAAGACACGTGTGGCCGGGCTTGCAGACAATTCTGTGACGTTCGAATTTCACCAGGACTACGCAACAGGAGAAGTAGAACAAACAATCTATCCACTTCTCGGAACAGCAGTCAGCGTGGTAGCAAAGCCAGTCGCAGGAACAACAACAACAATCAATCCGCAGTACGCATTTTCAGCGCTTGTTTCAGAATGGACTCCTATAAATGGTTCCGTCGGTGAATTAGCGACAGCAAGTGTAACTTGGCCGATCTCCGGCGCAATTACGAAGACAACAACCTAAAGAAAGTAGGGGGAAAAGATGGATGGATTAAATATCAAAGTCAAGACGACTGATGGCGTGGAAAAAACGTTCTCATTACGGCCACGCATCATCGTCGACTTCGAACAGAAGTACGGCAAAGGCCTAGCCAAACTCATCGGCGAAGAGCAGAAGCTCGAACATATCTATTATCTCGGATGGCTTGCACTTAGATCCAACGGAGTGGTTGTGAAACCATTCGGGCCAGATTTTCTAGATACGCTCGAAGGAGTGCAACTAGATACAGACCCAAATTCCGAATCCACAGAGATAGCCTGACCTATTCAATAGCAGCAGTTTCTGTGGAAACAGGACTAGATCCGATTTCATTATTGGATGCACCAGATGGCATCCTTGAAGCGATCGTGATTTATCTTAAAGAGAAAGCAAAGGCGGCAAACAAACATGGCAAATGACGTCGTAGTAATTAACGGCATCAAAGAAACCACCGCCGCCTTGAAGAAGTTCGACAAGGACGCAGCTCGTCGCCTAAGCAAAGTAATCAACGACGAGCTGCGCCGAGCCGAAGGCGATGCCAAAGACCAGATACCAACCAAGCCACCCATGAGTGGATGGCGCACAGTGGCAGCAACGAAGCCCCGAAAGGGCGTCAGAGGTGGCCAGGGCTGGCCAGCATGGGATCCGCAAGCAATCCGTCAGGGCATCGTAAAAACTCGCTCAGAAGGGCGTGTGCGGTCGGATTACACCACCAGCGCAGGCGCACTCTTCAACAAGACCGCCTCTGGCGTTATCTTTGAAATTGCAGGACGCAGGACACCAGGGCAAGGAACCGGCCGGCAACTGATCACAGTCATGGAAGACCGCTTCAGGAAAGCCAGTCGCGGAATCTGGGCCGTCATCGATCGCGATCGCCCCAGGATTTATGCCAATATCAGAGCAGCGATGAAAGATGCAGAGAAGACGCTTCAAGCCAATTTCAATAAAGAGAAGAAGGGATAACCGAGCATGGCAATAGGCGCAGTAACCGCCCGGATTATCACCCAATACTCAGACAAGGGCAGCAAGGCAGCAAGCCGCGACATCAACAAGCTCGGAAAATCTTTCGACAAATTCGCAGGCAAGGTAGGCAAGGCGTTCGGCATAGCAGCAGCAGCCAGCGCCGCATTCGCAATCAAGATCGGCACAGATGCCGTTAAGGGCGCGATGGCAGATCAGAAACAGCAAGTCGCTCTAGCAACTGCGCTACGCAATACAACAGGAGCAACAAACGAAGCAATTGCTGCCACAGTCAAATACCTAGATGCTAAAGAATTATCAGTAGGCGTAGATAATTCAGAATTGATCCCATCTCTTCAAACTTTGGTACAAGCAACCAAAGACGTCACGCAAGCACAGATACTACAAAATCTTGCCCTGGATATTTCTGCCGGAACCGGTAAAAATTTAGAAGCGGTTTCACTTGCACTCGCCAAAGCACTCGGCGGCAACGTTGGCGCACTTACCAGACTCGGCGTGCCACTTGATGCAGCAGCAGTGAAGTCCAAAGACCTCAATGCAATCCTGCTATCACTCGGCGAAACTTTTGCAGGGCAGGCAGGCAAACGCGCTGAAACCTTCGAATTTAGAATGATGCGTTTACAGTTAGCCTTTAACCAAGTCCTCGATCAACTGGGATATGCATTCATTCCAGTCTTGGAGAACTTCGCTCAAATTTTAATGACGAAAGTTATTCCGGCGGTTCAAACATTCATAAATGAGAACGGAGAGAAACTCGTCGGCGCTTTGACTCAAGCGCTCAAAGCGATCCTCGGCTTTGGATTTACTCTCTTTAAAATATTTTCATTCGTGGCAAAGAATAAAACAATCTTTCTATCACTCGGCGCGATATTTGCAGCAACCTTCGTAGCAGCCAAAGTGATCGCATTCGTTACAGCGATACAGGCACTGGTCAAGGCTTACCAAGCAATACGAGCCGCCGCACTTGCAGCAGCAGCAGCGCAGGCAGTGGCAACAGGCGGCCTCTCATTAGCAGCAGCCGCCGCCGGCCTTGCCGCATTCACTCTGACACTTGGCGGCCTTTATGTTGCAACCAGAACTGCTAATAGTCAGATGTCAAAATTAGAAACCACCGGCGAAGATTTAGAATTTACATTTGATGGATTAGATAAAAGCACCGATGGCTTTATGAAAGAACTAGGTGGCCTCAATATCAATCTGGGCAAAGTAGGAAAGTCTACGAAGGCCGTCACAGCCGCAGACCTCAAACTTATTCAGACACAGAAGGCGCTTGCAAAATTGCGCAAATTAGGCGTCACACCAACTACAGAAACAGATCCGATCCAACTCGAAGCCGCACGCCTGAACCTTGTAAAGCAAGCAAACGTTCAAGAAGCAGCACGCGTCCAGGCAATCCTTGAAAATCTATCAGCGCAACTCAAGGCAAACGAAGCAATCAAGCGATACACAGACCTGCTCGGCGTTGTTGCAGATTCCAGAATTTCACCAGAAGAAGTGATTGTCTTATCCCAGAAATGGGGAATAAGCAAAGAAGCAGTGGTCGCATACACCAGCGCGATCTTCGCAGTCAACGACGGCAAGATCACCACAAAGGAAGTCGACGCACTCGCAGCGCAATGGGGCGTTACAAAGGGGCAGGCGCAGGTTTATCTAGATTTCTTCTCAGCTCTCAACGACGGCAAACTTTCAGATGAAGAGATAAACAAACTCGCAAGCAAGTGGGGGCTAACAAACAAAGAAGTCGCCGATTATGCAAAGAAAATCTCAGACGGCGTCACGCCTTCCGCCCTTTGGCCTACACCCGGCAACCAGGCAGAGAAGTCATGGAAGGACGCGCTCGCAGCTCTCAACGCCTACGTTGCAGCTTCAGGAGCGAAGATCGCAGCACCAGTAACGCCAGCACCAGTACCAGGAACACCGCTACCGCCAGGATTTAAGCCCGTCATACCTTCAACACCAGGGGCGAAGAAGCCAGGAGATCCAGGCTTCATAGGGCCAGTGATTCCAAAGGCAGTGACACCAGCCCCATCGTCACCCAGCAATTTCATCGATCAAGGAATACAGAACAGGCTCAGGGCGATGGGCGTGGCCATTATGGGCGACGGCGGAATCGTTAACAGCCCCACAGCAGCGCTGATCGGCGAAGCAGGGCCAGAGGCCGTCATTCCACTCGACCGCATGGGATCAATGGGCGGATCCATGATCAACATCGTTGTAAACGGCAGCGTGACAAGCGAAGGCGACCTCGTGAATTCAATTCGCAACGCCATTCTGCAAGGCCAGAATAACGGCCAGGGGATTACCAAGACAGCGATCCAACTCTGATGGCAGGCATTCCACAGCTCGGAGCAGAGATCGACTTCGTCAACGGCCCGGCATTTATTTCCACAGCCTTCACCCTTGACGACCCAGTCAAGGGCCTACTTGATACAGGCCAGCTCGCAACCGCAGACGACTCGGTCGACATTTCTAGCATCATATTGCGCTCATCCATTCGAAGAGGACGCAACCGCATCCTGAATAAATTCGAAGCAGGAACGGCCGTCGTTGAGATCAAAGACGATAACGGCGACTGGAACCCGGCCAATACAGCAGGCCCATACTTCGGCAAGCTCGTACCCTTGCGCAAAATTCGAATCTTTGCAGATTACGAAGGCATCCGCTACTACTTATTTTCAGGCTTTATCACCAGCTACGACACCACCTTCGCACTTGGAGCCGATGAAGTTTCCAGAGTGATCCTGCAATGCGTCGACGGCTTCCGCCTTCTCAATAACGCAGCGATTACCACAGTGCCAGATTCAGGAGCAGGGCAACTAAGCGGAACGCGCATCAACAAACTTCTAGACGTCGTCGACTGGCCATTATCACAAAGAGATATCAACCCAGGCGATAGCACGATGCAGGCAGATCCCGGAACCGCAGATAGAACCGTCCTCGAAGCGATTCAGACGGTAGAAAATAGCGAATTCGGTGGCTTCTTCCTAGACGCAGAAGGAAATGCAACCTTCTACTCCAGAACCACAGTAAGCCAATTCGCAGACTCGACGCCGGTGGTTTTCAGCGACGACGGCACAGGAATCGGATACGCCCAGATTGACCTAGCCTTTGACGACACCTTGATTGTAAATAACGTTTCAGTCCAAAGGCTCAACGGCACAAACCAAGTGGTCAGCGACCAGACATCGATCGATGACTACTTTATCCATTCAGGAGCCAGAACCGGCATTCTCGTGCAGACAGATACAGAGGCGTTGAACCAGGCAACGATGATCTTGCAATCACGCAAAGACGCAACCCTGCGCATTGATTCCATGACGCTCAACCTTGTCGACGACGGCCAGGAAGCAAGAAACATCGCAGGCCTTAATTTGGAAATATTCGACCTCGTCAATATCACGAAGGCGATGCCAGGATCGACATCGATCACTAAAGAATTATTCGTACAAGGCATGCAGCATGACATAACAAGGACAACATTCACCACTAAGATACTGACAAGCGAACCGATCATCCAGGCATTTATTCTAGACAGCACAGTGCAAGGAATTCTGGACGTCGCTGGCGTCTTAAGTTACTAACAAGGAGAAATCATGGCAGGAGCAGGCTACAAGTTATTCGCAACAGGAGATGTGCTCACAGCAGCGCAAGTAAATACATTCCTGATGGAACAGGCGGTGATGAGATTTGCCGATTCAGCAGCTCGAACCACAGCCCTAAGCGGAGTATTGGCAGAGGGCATGGTTTCATATCTTCAAGACACAAACAGCCTCGAAGTTTATGACGGATCAGGATGGGTAGGAGCAACAGGCGATATCACAGCCCTAACAGCAGGAACCGGAATCACCATAACCAGCAACACTGGCCCAATTCCAACCGTTGCGATCAACACAGCCGTAACCGCAGACTTGACCACAGCGCAGACTTTGACCAACAAGACGCTGACGACGCCAGTCATTTCTTCAATCACAAACACCGGAACTTTGACCCTTCCCACTTCAACCGACACTATCGTAGGAAGAGCGACCACAGATACGCTCACAAACAAGACCCTGACCAGCCCGGTCATTTCCACGATCAGCAACACCGGAACTTTGACCCTTCCGACTTCAACCGACACCCTAGTAGGACGCGCAACGGCAGACACGCTCACAAATAAAGTCCTTCTCAGCCCAGAAGAGCGAACCACAGTCACAGCAACAGCAGCGACAGGCACAATCGCCTACGACGCCGTAACCCAGGGCGTCCTTTATTACACCAGCAACGCCACCGGGAACTGGACGCTAAACATTCGGGGCGATTCATCAACCACACTCAGCTCAATATTGGCCGTAGGAGATGCGATCACAGTCACGCATCTCGTTACAAACGGCGCAACCCCTTACTACAATAGCGCGTTGCAGATCGACGGATCCGCCGTAACACCGAAGTACCAGGGTGGAACAGCATTCGCCGCCGGCAACGCCTCAAGCATTGACGCCTACGTTTATACGGTCGTCAAGACTGCGGCGACGCCCACCTACACAGTATTCGCAAGCCAGACGAAATTCGCATAAGGGGAATCCATGTCACCGATACTTGGAGCAAGGGGCGGTCTTTCAGCAAAGGCGTGGGGATTTACCGCGACCGTCGCACCACAAAAACCAACATCCGTTGATTATTTATGTATTGCAGGCGGCGGCGGTGCAGGCGGCGACGCAGGCGGCGGTGGTGGTGCAGGTGGTTATCGCGAAGCGAGTTCATTTTCAATCGGCGCAAGTTTTACAGTAACAATCGGCGCTGGTGGCGCTGGTGGTGTCGGTGCAACTGGCACAAGCGGCGCGAATTCGGTTTTTTCAAGCATTACTTCAACAGGCGGCGGCGCAGGTGGTAGAGCAGACGTCGGACTAGATGGCGGTTCTGGCGGCGGTGGTTCTGGTCGTGGAAAGTTATCGGGAAACAATCCAGCAGGCGGTGCAGCAAGTCCATCAGGAGAAGGCAACGCAGGTGGCGCAGGCGCTGGAAGTAGCACTGGCGGTCAAGCAGGTGGTGGTGGCGGTGGCGCTGGCGGTGCAGGAACGGCAGCATCAGAATTTTACGGCGGCGCAGGTGGAAACGGTTCTGCATCGTCAATCACAGGATCAAGTATTACGCGAGGCGGCGGTGGTGGCGGTGGAATTCTTTCAACTGGCAACATAGCAGCTGGCGCAGGCGGTTCTGGTGGCGGTGGTGCTGGAAGTTCAACTAGCAGTGCTGGAACAGCAGGCACAGCCAACACAGGCGGCGGTGGTGGCGGAGCTAATATTACCAATAACAACGGCGGCAACGGCGGTTCAGGCGTTGTCGTACTAGCTTATCCAGACACATTTGCACCATTAACATCGATCGGTGGAACGCTTGTTTATGATGAACCAAGTCGTAGCGGATTTAGAGTTTATCGATTTACAGCAGGAACAGGAACGGTGACTGTCTGATGGCACACTACGCATTTCTCGATGAAAATAACATCGTTACAGAAGTAATTACTGGACGCAATGAAGACGAAGTAATTGATGGCATAACAGACTGGGAAGAAGCCTATGGCGAGATTCGCGGTCAAGTCTGCAAGCGCACAAGTTACAATTCAAACATACGCGGAACATATGCAGGAATTGGATATTCATATAACGAAGAAGAAGACATCTTCATAACACCGCAACCTTATCCATCATGGACTCGAAGCGGATCATTCTGGCAAGCGCCCACACCGATGCCAGAAGATGGAAAACTTTATGGATGGGATGAGGAATCCTTATCCTGGATCGAAAGCGAAATTCTGGCCCCTTAAATGGGATACCAGGAAGGCGACTGCACCCGGGAACCAACCCGGACGATCGATGACGCCGTCGACGAAATAGAAGCATCGGGGATCTAGGAGAAACCAGGAGAGAAATGGCTTCCTCAAAACAACTGCTCGTCAATTCAACCGCCCAGATTCTTATTGAATCCTACGGAGAGAACCGCCGAGTCATTCTACGAAACAGCAACGACCATCCCTGCTTTCTCGGCGGAGCCGATGTCACTAGCAGCACAGGCATGCAATTCCAGAAAGACACCGGACTAGATTTTCTGGTTCCGATTAAAAGCGTGATCTACGCCGTCACCGCCGGCAACAACACGACCACAGTATCCGTTCTCTATTTGGAGCCATAAGATGACCGCCCAGGATTACGCAGCTCTGGCCGTTTCACTTCTTACGATCGGCGGAGCCTTTATCGCGATGACCAGATGGCTGGTCAAGCATTACCTGCAAGAATTGAAACCAAACGGGGGCAGCTCAGTCAAAGACCAAGTCAACCGATTGGAAAAGCGCCTAGATGAAGTTTATAGCCTGCTTCTTAGCAACAGCGATCGTCGCAAGCCTTAGCGGATGCGGATACCAGGGATGGGTTCGATATCCTTGCCAGGAATATGAGAACTGGAGCAAACCAGAGTGCCAGCCGCCTCAATGCGAAGCGCTTGGCCAATGCACGAAAGACCTTCTCCCAGAAGTGGAAAACCAAAATGGCTAGGAAGCGCTTCACACCCGAAGAACTACACGCACGCCTGATCGTAAGCATCGGCATTATTCTGGCGATCGTATTCGCCGGATCCGTTTTCAGCCTTTTATACGCCTTGCTTTTCATTACGCAGCCGATGGCACAGGCCCCAAACGATGCCGCATTTATCGATCTAGTTTCCACATTGTGCGTCTTTCTGACCGGCACGCTTGCAGGAATACTGAGTGCCAATGGGCTAAAATCTAAACCGAAGCCACAAGAAGGGGAAGCAAGTGAGTCAATTAAATAAGTTTCTAGAAGTAGCCATAGCAGAACTCGGCTACATTGAAGGGCCAGCAAATAACCAAACGAAATACCAGAAGGCAAACCAAGCATGGTGCGGAGCATTCGTGAACTGGGTAGCAAAGCAAGCCGGCGTCAAGATTCCAAACTGCGTCTACACGCCAGCAGGAGCGACAGGCTTCATGGACAAGAAGGCGTGGACATTGGCAGAAGTAGCAGACCCACAGCCAGGGGATATCGTCTTCTTTGATTTCCCAGGAGATGCACTCGATCGCATTTCACACGTTGGAATCGTGATAAAAAATAACGGCAACGGAACAGTCACCACAATCGAAGGCAACACAGCCTCAGATAAGAAGGGCGACCAGCGCAACGGCGGCGAAGTCTGCAAGAAGGTGCGTGCATTTAAGAAGAAGAATCGCGGCAAGGTTCAACCATCGCTGCCAGTCTTTATCGTAGGATTTGGCCGCCCAAAGTTTAAGGAGATAACAAATGGATAAGAAGAAGCTCGAAGCAATGGCGATGACATACCTGCGAGCAGCAGCAGCAGCAGTCGCAGCCCTTTACATGGCAGATCCAAACCGCCCACTCAAGGAATACCTTGCAGCAGGAATCGCAGCAGTCGCCGGCCCACTCTTAAAGGCTATCGATCCAAAGGCGATCGAATTCGGACGCGGAGCAAAGTAGTCGATGAATCGGGGGGAAATTCTTCAAGAAGCAGCTCGACTCACAGCCAAAGACCGCCAGAAGATATACGGCGATCCAAGAACCAACCACTGCCGCATTGCAGACTTATGGACGACATATCTGGCGCACGAAATAACCCCACAGCAAGTGGCAATATGCATGGCGCTAGTTAAAGTCGCACGCTTGATGGAAACAGAAACAGAAGACTCCTTCATAGATTTAGCAGCCTACGCCAGCATCGCCGGCGAGATTGCGACCACAAATGAATGAAATGATTATCCTCGTACCAACCAGAGGACGCCCACGCAACGCAGTCGAACTATTGGCAGAGCACGACAAACTTTCCACACATTCAGACATCATCTTCGTCATTGACGCAAACGATCCAGAGCACGACGCCTACGAATACGAAGTAGGCAAAGACAAGTGCATGACGATCGAGAACGAAACCCGGGGCATGGCCTATCCAATCAACAAGGCAGCGAGCGCCATCGTAAAGAAGGGCGAATATAAATACTTCGCCTTCCTCGGCGACGACCACCGCCCACGCACAGCCGGATGGGATTCACTTCTTATCCAGGCGATGCAGAAGCGACCGTCAATGGCCTACGGCAACGACTTGCTACAGAAGGAACGACTTCCAACCATGATCGCGATGACAAGCGACATCGTCAAAGCGCTCGATGGAATGGTTCCGCCAAAGATGAAACATTTATACCTTGATAACTTCTGGAAGAAACTAGGCCAGGATTTAGGAGCGCTGACTTATCTCGATCACGTTATCGTTGAGCACATGCACCCAATTGCAGGCAAAGCGGAATGGGATGAGGGATACAAGGAAGTCAACGCGACCGAAATCTATTCATTCGACGCGCTCGCTTACCAGAACTACATTCAGAGCGAAGCCTACGAATTGCTCAGGCGAAAATTAAAGCCATGAAGCAGCTCATCGCTTACTCTTTATACGGCAGCGAAGAGCGATACACGATCGGCGCGATCAAGAACGCAATTCTGGCGACCAGGCACTTCAAAGGATTTACCCTGCGCTTCTACACCGGGGCGAGCGTTCCAGAATTCATCAAGCAAACCCTTCAGCTCTTCCCCCACGTGCAGCTCGTAGACCAGCCAGGGCCAGAAGACCACACAGCCAAACTCTGGAGATTTCAGGCATTGGCAGACCAGGAATTCGACGTCGTTCTCAGCCGCGACGCAGACGCCAGGCTGACGCACCGGGAACGAATCGCACACGAAGAGTTTCTGGCAAGCGGCCTCGATTTCCACATTATGAAAGACCACCCCACAGGACACAATTACCAGATCAGCGCCGGCATGTTTGCAGCTCGTACCTGGGCAATCCCGGCCGATTTGACGCCCCCAGAAGGCCAGAATTACTACACGCAAGACCAGGACTGGCTCGCGGCCCACATTTGGCCATTAATTAAGGACAGCGCCCTGATCCACGATGAGAGCTACCAAACCCACACAGAAGGCCAGAGCAAGCGCCGCCCATTCCCGATCGACAAGAAGGCAACCTTGCACCACATAGGGGCGGCTTTGGAAGCAGATGACCGCTTCGTTTTCAGCATTGACCAGACGATGGCAAAGGCCGAATCAGGAAGCGACAAATACCTGGCAGAATGGCTCATATGAAGATTCTAATAACAGGAGATGCCGGCTTCGTTGGCCGCGCCTTCCACAGAGCACTAGACGACAAAGGCCATGAGATCACCGGCATCGACATCGCAAACGGCATTGATTGCAGGGATTTCTTCAAGAAGGACGACACCAGATACGACGTCGTTATTCACCTCGCCGCGATCGTCGGGGGCAGAGCCACGATCGAAGGGAACCCTTTGGCCGTTGCCAGCGACCTCGCGATCGACAGCGACATGTTTCAGTGGGCGGTAAGAACCAAGCCGAAGCACCTCGTCTATTACAGCAGCTCGGCGGCCTACCCGATCTATTTGCAGAGAGCCGCCTACCAGCAACGACTTCGAGAAGGCGACATCAATCTCGACCACATTCGAACCCCAGACTTGAGCTACGGATGGGCAAAATTGACCGGCGAAACTTTGGCCAGATACGCCAGAGCAGAAGGAATCAAGGTCAACATCCTGCGCCCATTTAGCGGATACGGCAGCGACCAGGACATGGACTACCCATTCCCATCTTTGATAGCACGCGGCAAGGCCAAACTCGACCCATTCGAAGTATGGGGAACCGGCGAGCAAGTGCGCGACTTTATTCACATCGATGACGTCGTCGCAGCTACCTTCGAAGCGATCACAAACGACATCCAAACCTTGAACCTTTGCACCGGGCGACCGACTTCATTCATCCAGCTCGCAGAGATGATCATGTTGGCGCAGGGATACCTGGCCCCGATAAAGAAGCACCCAGGCAAACCAAGCGGAGTCGAATACCGAGTAGGCGACCCCACGAAGATGTTTCAGATTTACGAACCGAAGATCAGCCTGGAAGAAGGAATCGCCAGAGCACTCAAAGCATGAAAACACCCCCCACAGCCAGGAAACCGGCGGTGGGGGGTATTTCTCGCTAAAGGAGATCGGATGGATCCCGGATAGATCGCATCTCCTTCGCAATAACCCGATTGCCCCAATAAACAAGGAACCAACCAGGAAGAGTAGGAACGCGCAGCTCTTTCTTTGGCAGCAGCACGATCAGGAAAGACCACAGGCCAAAGAACAGGCCAAAGGAGAACCAGAACCAGATCCGGCGGCCATAGGCCAGCGCCAGGATTCCAGCAACAGGGGCGATGGCCAGATTCCACCAGCTCATCGCACGTAGGCTTTCAGAGCATCCACAATCACTTCGCTGACCGACTTCGAATCGGCGGCAGCTTTGGCCTTTACAGCAGCCCACAGGGAATCCGACACCCGGACAGAACGCGCCTTCTTGATCGCCATTATTGCAACTCCTTCTCGATCGCCTGGATAGTACGGCAGGGATAGGCAACCCCGAGATCAATATCAGGACTGCAAGCAACGCACACATCGACAGGGAAATACTCGGACGATTTAGGCTGATGCAACTCAATCACTGAAAGCAAAGCCTTCACACCTTTCATCAATTCAGCATGTTTCATTTGGCAATCACCTCGTCGATCATTGCAGAGCAGGAGCCATAGCCAGAACCAGTCCAGCAGAGATCGCGAGTGGCATACGTGAACAGGCTAAGCAGAGCCAGGCCAATCACGATCGCCACTGCGCGACGACGACGCACAAACTTCGGATCCATTTTCACTTCGTGCTCCTTAGCGCTTCGAGATAGGAAGGCAGACAATCCAGGACATTCACCAGGACAGCCTCCATGAGATCGGCATCGCCAGACTCGACGCCTTCTAGGAGATTATGCGAAGCCGTATACATCGCATCGCAAACATCGGTATAAATTGCTTTCATTGCACCCATTTATTTACCTTTCACTATAGAAGAATGAACATCTGCACAATAAGGGCAGACCGGAACACGTTCCTGCTGGCCGTTGTCGTATTGATACCAGCGATAAACCAGAGTGGCGCTGCGGCCACAGATTGCACATTCACGAAAGAACGAAACATCGCTCATGACTTCACCTCGAATTCGGAATGTTTAGGAAGACAGAAGACGCACATATTCATCCAGTAGCGCTCGCCATTTGAATGTTGATATTGGCGCTTGTAGATCGCCTGCCAGCGACCATCGCAGGCTTGGCAATCAGGAAGACCAGCAACCTTCGTGTTGGAGATTTTCATGATCAGCGACCTTCCCATGCAGCTCGTGGAGCATAAGGAGAAACAGAAGAGTGCGAACCAATTTCAGAAGTCGCGATCCACACGACGCCCAGGCCATCTTCTACATCTTCGTCATCTTCGTCGGCATCTTCGGAATCAACAAGCGAAACGCAATCGATGACAGCAGTAAGAGGATAAGAAGGCTGAGTGGCGATCATGACATCGCGATCACCCAGGGCAGGAAATTCATCAACCAAATCTTGAAGCTGCTCGATAAGATCGTTCAAAGTCATTAGAGCCACTCCTTCGCAATCACAACAAGGACAGAAGACAGAGTGTTGAAACTTCCGGAGAAACTAGCGCGAGCAACAACACCGAAGCCTTCAAACTTATAAACATGAACAGTGCCATCTTCGATAGCGAAACGAACACCGGTGTGGAAAGAACCCTTCAAGAAACCAGAATTAGTACCAGGCAAGAACACATCGCAACCGCCGAAATTATTATCAACAGGAACATCGCATTCGCCAGAGATCGCAAGCTCGGTAGCAGCTTCGACGATTACATCTTCGAGATTAAGAACTAGCATTTTATTACCCCCCGTAGGCCTTGAGGAATTTCCTCTCTTGCCCACACCCATAACTTAGGGCTTGTCCATACAAAGAGCAATACAGAAACACGCATAATTCCTGTGAGTTTTATCCACAGGCAGGGCAAACCCAGGCGCAAACCCAGGAATCCATAGTAAAAATGGTGGGGCATCCTTTGTGAAGTTTTGACCCCAGGCGCAAACCCAGGAATCCATAGTAGACGGCGTGGCGAATAGGGAGAATTGAGAGCCAGCCCCCACAATTAGCAACGACAAGGCCGCAAGGCCCCAAGACACCAGGGGGAACCAGATGGAGCTACAGCTCATCATCGGAGCAGGAATCGCAGCAACCGGAATCATTACCGCGTTATTATTGCGATGGCAGAACGATCCACTCGAAGAAGATATTCGAGCAGCGATGCAATACGAAAGCAAGCAACAGAAGATCGCAAAGGCGATCCGCAAATGAAATACCGCGAGCCTTTATTTTCAGTACATGGCAACGCAGGACGCTTAGCGATTTATTTGGAAGAGCAAGACGCCGTCCTTGATTTGATAGAAGAAACCGGCAAAGAAGTACACCCGGACTTCATCGCAGACTTGGCCGTTTACGGCAGGATTGAAAATATCAGGACAGAAGAAGGCTTCGAAACATATTCCAAACATCGCGACAAATTAGATCCCACAGCTTTACTCATTGCAAACATGAGTGAGGACGAAGCCCTGACTTTGGCAGAACAGATCCTAATCACATGCAGAGCAATGAAAGAACCACAGCCGATCAAATTGGAGATCGTAAAGTAAATGGCAAACCCAAACGGACGCAAAGGCGCACTCTTCGAAACAGATGTGATGAGATGGCTGCGTTCGGTTGGCGCGATCGCGGAACGATTGACTAAAGCCGGCAGCAAAGACGAAGGCGACATCGTCGCGATCGTTGCAGGCAAGACATACATTCTGGAATTAAAGAACCGAAAGAACATCTCGCTCCCGGCGTTCTGGGATGAAGCAACGACAGAAGCTGCGAACTATGCAAAGGCCAGAGGACTAGAGCAAACGCCGCCGGCATACGTCATAATTAAACGACGAAACGCAGGGATTGAGAAGGCCTGGGTTGTTGAGAATTTAGAGCAGTGGGTACAGCGCCATGATTAGAACGACGCAACATCTCCCATTCGTGCAGCTCTTCGAGAACGCAGCATGCGTCGAAATTGGAGATCCCGATTATTTCTTCCCGGAAGGGAAAGCAGAAGAGGCAGAGCGCCTCCCAAACCTTCGCAGAATATGCGGCGGTTGTATCGAAAGAAAGGAATGCTTGGCATACGCCATCAAAGAAGAGATCCCACATGGCATCTGGGGCGGCAAGACGCCGTCCGAGAGGGGCCAGGTCTTGAAGCGCGATCAGAAGACGGAGCGCCAGAAGCGCATCATCAAGCTACGCGATCAAGGAATCTCAACAGACGAAATCGCCAGGAAAGTAGGCATCAGAGTGACCCAGGTTTACCGGATCTTCACTGAAGCAAACAGGGCGAGAAAGCGAGAAGACCAATCAAACCAGAGCAGAAATATTCGATCCGCCGATTTATCTTCATCATTGGAATCTCAACGGTGACAAGCACATTAGCGGCGGCAGCCTTAACACCAGCACCACCAGCACCGGCAGCGATGCCAGTCCAGCTCGAGCAAAGGACACCGATGCAACACATCGATCCAAAGCAGCTCGCCAGAGAGTTACTGGAACCACGCCAGTACATATGCTTCACGCGATTAATCGGCAAGGAGAGCGCGTGGAGATCCGTCAATAACCCCACCAGCTCTGCAAAGGGAGTGGGGCAACTCCTTGCCGGCACATACAAAAATCTAGGAATGCGACACCCTGAATCCAGAGTGAGCCAGACGATCGCAGCCCTGGCATACATCGGACGACGATACGGATCCGGCGGCCCCTGCGCAGCCTGGTCACATTGGCAAGAACAGAAAACAAAGACCGGCTACGGCTGGTATTAAGGGGGAAGAATGACAATCGAAATAGATCACAAAGTCGTCGACTTCGACGACGGAGTGGGCCAATGGCTGCGCCAATATAAAGAAGCGCAGGCAGAAGCAAAGAAGTGGAGCGAGATTGCAGAGATAGCACGCTCGCACCTTGAAGCAGCGATGGGCGATGCCGAACTTGCGATGTACCAGAATCGCCCGGTGATCAGATGGACGACGGTCGAAAGCAAGCGATTCGACACAAAGCGAGCAAGGGAGATCCTTCCAGAGCAAGTAATAGAAGCGCTCGAAATAGTTTCGACCAGCCGGCGATTTACGATCGTGGAGCAGGACGCATGAGCCTGCCCACAATTATCCCAAACCCAGGCATCGAAGAGCCTTCCATCTTCGCACCTTACGAAGACGACGACGAAGAGGACGACGACTAGATGTTCGTATCACCGCACGCACCAGGCAAGGCACTCGGCGATGAATTGGCAGCAATCATCACGAAGGCCGGCACATGGACACCGAGATCAAAGCAGGTCTACATCGGGCCATCCGAGATAGGCCATTCATGCACCAGGCGCATCGCTTACAAACTCCTCGACTGGGATAAAGCAAACGAGATCCCCGGCGGCGGAAACTGGGCAGCGCAAGTCGGAACAGCGATCCATGCGCACCTGGCCGAAATCTTCGGCAAACTTGAAGACTTCGAAGTCGAACAAAAGGTCACCATTCGAGCCAATCTCAGCGGCACAGTGGACTTATTCGATAAGCGGCGCGGCATTGTTATGGATTGGAAAACCACAGGCAGCACAGGGCTAGAGAAGCGACGCAAAGAAGGAGCAACAGAGCAACAGCTCGTCCAAGTCCAGCTCTACGGCTACGGCAAGGCGCAAGAAGGCGCAGAGGTTAAACAAGTCGCACTGATTTATTTACCAACAAGCGGCAGCCTTGACGACATGCATGTGGAACTTCACGATTACGACGAATCGATTGCGATTACAGCCCTGGCGCGACTCGACACCGTCTACGGATTGCTTGCAACCGTCGACGTCGAGAACAGCCCGGAACTTTGGCAATTGATACCAGCAAGCCCCGATCGGCTTTGCAATTACTGCCCATACTTCCAGCCTTTCAGTACAGACTTAGCGAAGGCATGCAACGGAGATACCACTCCATGATCGAGAAGACGATCTCGGACATAGCAAAGGAAATCGCGGAAAGCAATCCGCCTACAGAGTTGGAAAACCAACAACCAAGCAATACCAAGACAAAGGGGGATCGAGAATGACATTCTCGGAACTTGCAACAGGCGGCGACCAGCCAAAGGTCGCAGATCTAGCAAACCAATTGCTGATCATTGAACCAACCGAATACAAGGCCAGCATTACCACAGTGCATGGCGACACCGATGCAATCGAAGTCAACGTGACCAACCTCGACACCGGGGAAATTCACGAAGGGCTTCTATTCTTCAACGTTGCGCTAAAGAATGCGCTGAAGAACAAAGTCGGCCAGAAGGTTCTGGCACGCATCGGACAGGGAACAGCAAAGCCAGGAAAGTCAGCGCCCTGGATCCTGATCGACGCAACCAGTAACCCGGCAGATTTAGCAAAGGCGAATGCATTCGTGGCTCAGGCCCCTGCGAAGCCTGCGGCAGTGCCAGCAGCTGCAACCGAAGCAAAGCAAGTCGTAACCGCCGATGGATTAACCCCAGAAGTGATCGCGTTGCTTGCGCAGCTCGGAGCAAAGCCAATATAAGATAAACAATTCCCGAGCAACACCTTCCACTCGGGGAAGGCGCGTGGGCCAGGCGGCCGTAGGGGAAGCGGATCGGTTCGAGTCCGATCACACGCACGTGAAATTTGAATAACAAACAAGGGGGTAACAAATGACGGATGAAGAGAAGGCAATCAACGAAGTCCTCGAAAGCATCGAGATCGAGATTCTCAAATTGATGAACCGAGCAATAAAGACAGAAGCATCGGACTGCTGCTTCAGAGAACGAGAAAAGGGATTCCAGGAAGGGCTGCAAATTTGCAGAGCCAGTCTTCGCACCCGATACATCGAAGAAGAAGCAGACGACGAATGAGCAACGAAATTCTAACCACAGCCCTACGATTTGCAGCTGCAGGAATCTCGGCGGTTCCAGTAGCAGCAGACGGATCCAAACGCCCCGGATTGCCAGCATGGACGGCCTACCAGAAGAAGCGACCGACACCCGAAGAATTAATGGGCTGGTTTAGCAAGAAGCAAGACGGCGTCGGCGTTATATGCGGCGCAGTTTCTGGCAACCTTGAAATGCTCGAGCTCGAAGGAAGAGCCGTCGCGAAGAAACTTCATATTGAACTTCGCGAGATATTCGAAAGAAGCGAGCATGGCCATCTTTGGACGAAGCTGGTCAACGGATACATGGAAGCAACGCCATCGGGCGGAATTCACTGGTTATACAGAATCAGCGACGGCAAGGTTCCAGGCAACACGAAGATCGCACAGGCAGCCGGCGAAGACGGCGGATGTTTGGCAGAAACACGCGGAGAAGGCGGCTTCGTGATCACAGCGCCATCGGGCGGCAAGTGCCACCCTTCCGGCAACCCCTGGCAGATCAGCGCCGGATCCATTGAGAGCATTCCAACCTTCACGATGGCAGAGCGCCAGATTATTCACCAGTACTTCGCACTTTATGACGAAGTACCGAAGGCCGAATGGATCGAAGAAGAAACAAAGCCACGCAAAGACGGCATCGAAACACCAGGGGATGCTTATAACGACACCGTCACCTGGGAGAGCATTCTCGAACCACTTGGATGGACGAAGGTTTATAGCAAAGGCGAATCGACCGCCTGGCGACGTCCAGGCAAGTCCGAAGGCATATCGGCGACGACAAACTTCAACGGCAACGGCAAGCTCTTCGTTTTCAGCACCTCGACCATCTTTGATGCGCAGAGCAGCTACTCAAAATTCGCCGCCTACACCCAGATAGAACATAAGGGCGACTTCAAAGCAGCAGCTTCACATTTACGATCGCAGGGCTTCGGAGCAAAGACTGAACTGCGCACCGATTGGCAGCATATAGAAGCCCATAACCCGAGCCACGTGCAACTTCACGATGAGAACGAAGAGATCGCGACCAGCTCGTGGATCCCACAGGACATCACCGATATGCAGCTCGAAGACGAACCAGGGCCATCGATTCTCAAGCGAGAAGACGGAAACTTTATCCTTTATGCAAACAAGATAAACGCCATCTTCGGAGAGAGCGAAAGCGGCAAGACTTGGATCGCCATCGAAGCGGTGCGCCAGGAATTAGAGAAGGGCCACTGCGTCTTCTACATGGACTTCGAGGACAGCGCTCGCGGAATCAGAGGACGCCTCAAGACGATGGGCGTGGCTCCAAAGGGGCTGCACCATTTCAGATACGCAAACCCGGACGAAGGGCTGACCAGGGGCATCGTTGAAGTTATTCAAAGCGAGATACAGATCCACAAACCGAGCCTGATCGTTATCGACGGCGTCAACGCAGCGATGAACCTGCTCGGCCTGGACTTGGAGAAGAACAAGGACGCCACGACATTCTCGCAGCTCATCCTTCGCCCACTTCGGATGGAGAACGCGGCCATCTTGACCATTGACCACGTCACGAAGAGCAAGGACACCCGAGGCAACTACGCAATCGGAGCACAGGCCAAACGAGCCGATATCGACGGCGTAGCGATCGCAGTCGACGTGGCGATGCCATTCGGCAGGGGCCTCGACGGATGCCTGAATCTGAAAGTAACCAAAGACCGGCCAGGATTCGTCCGCGCCATCTGCCAAGACGCCAAAGACCTCGGCGTCGCAAACTTGAAGAGCAACAAGGACGGAACCATCACCGTCACGATTAGCGGCGGCACGATCGTGGTGACGACGAAGGAGCAGAAGCTTCAGGAAATCTCCAACTTCTTCGAACGCGTCGGCGGCGAGATGGGCCAGAACGACATCCGCAAAGGCCTTCGACAAGAAGGAATCGAGATCGGCAACCAGGAACTAGGGCAGGCTTTGGAGCAATTAATGACCGGCGGCTTCGTCGAATTCAGGAAGCAAGGGCAGAAATATCTTTACAAATTCAAGAACCAATTCATGATCGGCGACGTCAACGCATGGGAAGCGGAGTAACCAGCCTGTGGATAACTCAACCGTTCCGCCGTTCCGCACCGTTCCGCACCGTTCCGCAGAACAGCAGGGCAAGAGCGACCAAACTGTTCCGCCGTTCCCCCTCTATAGAGGGGAACGCGGAACAGTGGAACAGCAGCCAAAGGAACAGAATGAATGAAAGATTCAAACTTTATCCCCATCTTTTGCACAGCCTGTGGAAAACTTATCTGGGAAGGTTTGACCGTCGGATTTCAGACCAGACTCGACCCCGGAACTTTGACCATTCAAGAAGAGATCATCAAACGAATCACCGGCAGCCGCACCTTCGAACTACACAGGACGGCCGTATCATTCGAAGCAAGACTTCGATCGCTGAACACAATCAAGGCAAGCCAGGGGAAGACCCCAACCATTCTGGCCAGCCACACTTGCAGCAGGACGAAAGAGATATTCAGATTCAAAGGCCAGGAGCCAGCCGAAGATGAGATCCCCGATTATTGGAACAGAAGGAAGCAACCACAGCTCGAGCAAGAAGGGATACCGTTCTGATGCAATGCACCATCTGCGATAAGAAGACCGAGCACCTCGGAGCATGCAATCGATGCGCGAGCAAAGTCCGCACCCAGATCGCAGAGCTTCCACAGCTACACAAAGAAGCAAGGCAATTCCTTCAGCCTTCCCGGACAGGATCAGGAACGGCCAGCCCCGAGCGCAGCATTGGAATCAACGTGGCGGCTTTGGATTTCACGATGGCAACCGAGCTACTGCGCACCCTTCACTCATGGGAGAGCACGATCCGATACGAGAGAAGCCTGACACCGCCGGCGATGTTGATCAGGGAACCCACGATCGAGGGCGAAGTCTTGGCGAGCGCAACCTTTCACCTGACCCATCTGGACTGGTCAATGAAACGAGAATGGGCGGCAGACTTCGCGCACCAGATACAGCTCATGCACGCCAAAGGAAGAGCAGCAGCCAAACGATTCTCAGAGCAGCCTCGGCGAATCCCATGCCCGAGCGATGACTGCCAGAAGTACGTGGTCATTGACGCCGATGACTTAACGGCCGAAGTCGCCTGCTTCGGATGCAAACACCAGTGGACGGTGCTCAGGTTGATAGCATTGGCAATGAGCAACCCGAGCAAAACCTTCTACCTTGATGTCGAAGCGATTGCGATGTGGCTAGGAATTACAGAACGCGAAGTTTATAGAACGATAAAGAAGAACGACATCCAGAGAAGAGGAAGTCTTTATGACATCGCAGGAATTATCCAGGCCAGATCATGAGTGACGATTTGACGAAAGTGTCAATCCAATCTGATACGCTTGCGCTAGCAGATGCAACCATCCCCGAAAGACAAAGGGGAATCGAATGCTAAACATAACGATAAGCATCGGCGATGTTCACACAGACATGACGACTGACAATAACTTATCATTCGACGCGATCGAGTCTTTACTTAACCGAGCAGTTTCAGCAACGCTTCAATCATATCTATCGCTGCCGGAGAAGGACAGGCTCGCCCTTTACGGATCGGACTACGATGACGAATCCGACGGAGAAGACACATGAAAGAACGTGTACTCGATGCAAGGAAACCAAACCGCTAAACCTATTCTGCAAAGACAGAAGAAGAGCAGATGGACATCGCGAACTGTGTAAGCATTGCAGGAGCAGCGATCGTCGCATTGTTCATAAGGCGAATAAGAATCGCCAGGCGATACTCGAAGAGCAGAACCATGCGTGCGCTATCTGTGGCGTCCATGTTGAAGAGAGCGCAACGAGATTCGTAATGGATCACAATCATGAAACGAATCAAGTACGCGGAATCCTTTGCAGCAACTGCAACGTCGGACTCGGCTACTTCAAAGACCAGCCAGGCAGACTCGGACAAGCGATCAAATATCTAATGGATTACGATGGCCTTACCTAGACCATGCAAGGACTGCGGAATCATTGCACGCGCAGCTCGATGCGATGAATGCGATCGCATATACAAACGAATCAAAGAGGCCACCCGGCCCACACGTGCGCAACGCGGATACGATTACCAGTGGCGGCAGATCAGCAAAGCGCTTCGAGAAGAGCAACCCTGGTGCAGCGCATGCGGCCGGACGGCAGACCTCACCGTTGACCACATAAAATCGCTGGCCGAAGGCGGCCTGACAATCAGATCCAACTTGCAAGTGCTTTGCAGAAAATGCAATTCCAGTAAAGCGAATCGATAACCACACACGCACACCCCCCACCCGGCAGATTCCGGTACGCCCTGTAACCTCAAGGCGCGAGGGGGGAGTTCAC